ACTATGCAAAAGGAAACAAACATGCAGTTTAAAATTTCTTCAACAGAAGAACCTACAAATATTAAAGGAATGACTGTTTTTAATACTGAAAAGGTTGATACTAAAAAGTCTCCTATGTTTTTTGGTAAACCATTAGGAGTTCAAAGATATGATTCGTACAAATATCCAATCTTCGACAAACTAACCACTCAACAACTTGGATACTTCTGGAGACCCGAAGAGGTTTCTCTCCAGAAGGATCGTGGAGATTATCAAACACTACGCTCAGAGCAGAAGCATATCTATACTTCTAACTTGAAGTATCAGATTATGCTTGACTCCGTTCAGGGTCGTGGTCCTGGTATGGCATTTATTCCATATTGTTCACTTCCAGAATTGGAAGCATGTATGGAAGTGTGGGGATTCATGGAAATGATTCACTCACGTTCATACACATATATTATCAAAAACATTTATTCAGACCCTTCTGAGGTGTTTGATACTATTATTGGCGATGAACGTATTCTGGAACGTGCTAAGAGCGTTACAGAGTCTTATGATGACTTCATTCAATCAGCACAATACTATGGAACTTCCGAACAATGGAAGCATCAACTTGAAGGAGTCTCATACGCAAAGGAATCACTCAATGACGTTAAAAGAAAACTCTATAGAGCAGTCGCAAACGTTAATATTCTTGAAGGTATTCGCTTCTACGTTAGTTTTGCTTGTAGTTTCGCCTTTGGTGAACTTAAGCTTATGGAAGGATCCGCTAAAATCATTAGTCTCATCGCAAGAGACGAAAACCAACATCTAGCACTTACTCAGAACATTCTCAATAAGTGGAGGGAAGGTGATGATCCTGAAATGAAACAGATTGCAAAAGAAGAAGAAGAATGGGTTTATAAGATGTTTGGTCGTGCTGTAAATGAAGAAAAGAAATGGGCAGATTATCTGTTCAAAGATGGCAGCATGATTGGACTGAATGATAAACTTCTTCAGCAATATGTTGAGTGGATTGCAAATCGTAGACTAAAAGCAATCGGTCTCAAACCACAGTATGATATTTCAGCAAACAATAATCCACTTCCTTGGACTCAACACTGGATTTCTTCCAAAGGTCTTCAGGTTGCTCCCCAGGAAACGGAGCAGGAAACATATATTGTAGGTGGATTGAAGCAGGATATGAAGAAGGACACCTTTGCTGGTTTCCAATTATGAGTTGAGACTGAGGTTGAATATTGCATAAATGTGGGAGGATTAAACCTCCTTTTTTAATAAATATATAAAGACAAATAAAAATTTTTGTATAAAAATGTCAAAATACTACTTAACCGAAGCTTACGGTGAGCTATACAACCCAAGAAGAGCTGATGAGACATTCTATGAGAATCTAAGATTCGTAGATTATCTTATGCAAGAAGAGATCGAAGAAGTCATGGAATCTCTTCTTTGGGAGTTTATGGATTATGGTAATACTCTTGATGAATCACATAGTTTGATTGAATCTGTATTTTCAGATAGTGTGATTTTAGAGGGAGTTTTGATGGAATTAAATCCATATGCTCCAGCTGGATCAAAAGAAGCGAGACAATATGCGAGAGCTACAACTCGTAGTAAAAGAGGAGCAGAAAGAGCAGCTGCTGTAACTGGTGCTCTTAAGAAGGCAAAAGAAACAGTTGGTAAAGCCGCTACTGGTGCTTTAGAAACTGGAAAGAAAGCTGCTGCTGGTGCATATGAGCGTGCTAAGGGACTTCCTGGTAAGGCTATGGTAGCACTAAAAGGTGTTGTTCGTAAAGGTGCTACTGCCGCTGGACGAAAAATCGAAAAATCTGGTGAGAAAGCTAGAAAGAAAGCACAAATAGACGCAGCTGGAGCTGATTATAGTAGTTCTGCTAGATCTTCTGGTGGATATTCTGTGGTAGCAGCTAGCAAAGCTAGAACAGCTGGAATAAAAGCTGCTTCCAAAACTGGCTCTAAGCGTAGAGCAATTGGTAGATATCTTCGTAAGGTAGGAGCCATGGTAGGTAGAGCTGGTAAGGGTTCTAGTGAGAATAAATCTAGAATGACTAGAGATGATCTCAGAGCAAATAATGCTCGTAGAGCTGACGCTGCCAGACAGGCAGTTGGCGATCCATTCAGTTCTACCTCTTCCGGTAGATCTACACCTGAAAGAAAATATCCAATTGAGAAGTCTGGTCAGATTACTTTGTTTGATAAACCAGTTCCTGGAAAAAGTGCTGGTGCTGATGTAAAAGTTCCTTCTGGTGGCCAAAGAAAGTTTGGAGCTACTAGAAAACCAAAAGGTGGTAGTGGTAAAAGACAATTACCTCTTAATTTGAGGGGGGCTGGGTATTCCGAAACACAGAGAGAATCAGTTGATTTTGAACTTTTAGCACAATATATCCTAGAAGATTTCATTGCAGAAGGTTATGCAAATAACTACGAAGATGCACTTGAAATTCTAGAAAACCTTTCAGAAGAGTCAATTCTTGAACTCACCGAAATGTATCTAGAAGGCTGATTATAAGCCAAAAGGGAGCATCTAGCTCCCTTTTTTAGTCTTCGGATGTAATTACAATACCATAGATGTTGTCTTTTTCTGAACTAAAAAATTTTCCTTCTACATTAGTATTATAGTAATCTTCTCTTAGAATTACATCTCTTTTAAATTGTTCCATGGTTTCATAGAAACTCATGGATTTTTTATGTGGACAAAGATATAAAATCTCTCGAAGAAATTTATCTTCTCCTAAAACTTTGACATCTGCTATTAGTTCATCACAAGAGCCAAAGTAATCTCTCCAATTACTTTCTTTCTTTTTTCTTCTTCCAGTTTTTTTATCTTTTCTTCTTTCCCAAAAATTCTTTTTTCCGATATATTTTTTTCCGTTTACGAGATTTGTGATAAGATATACAAATCCTTCCATTCCATCTGGTACTTCATCGATAATTTTTTCTTTTAATTTCCACACTTGACAAATCCATTCGATATGGTCTATTATGTATTTGAACCGAAAACTATTTATGGCGAGCAGTGAAATGTCAGTAAATGAATTGGAAAATCTAGTTCGTGATATCAAAAACTGGAGTATCAATCGATTTTCTAAACTGACTAAAAAAAATCAAATTGAAAATGCTGTTGCTTTGGAAGAAGAATTTTCTGAGTGGTTAAGGGTAGATTTTGATACCGATGAAATTGAAATTTTTACTTTGGATTGACAAAATCTAAATAATCACTTATAATGCAAAAATCCCTGTTATGAGCAGGGTATTTTATTATGAGTCTTTGATTGTGATTTAGAGCCGTGGAAAGTGCCCTTTGAGAAAAGGGTGTACCCCCTTTCTATACGGATGCCGAATTCTATTAATTAAAATGCTAAAAACTTTTACAATTGTAGCCGTATCTTTTTTAGGTGCGGTTGCAACATCAGCGGCAACACTGCCAACACCGAGTTATGCTACTACATTGAAACTTCAAGAAATTGAAGTTTTAAATTCTAGCCAAACTCAGGAGACAGCGACCAAAGAGGTTGCTCCCGAAAAACCAAAAGAAAAACGGTTGATTTGTAAAGGATGTAATGAAAATGAAAATGTTGCCCTAGCATACTTTCAGGGAATTGGTATTAAAGACAAAAACGCTCTTGCTACCATCATGGGTAATATTCGTCAGGAATCAACTTTTATTCCTAACATTTGCGAAGGTGGTAGCAGAACCTCATACTATAATTGTGGAAGAGGTTATGGTTTGATACAATTTACTTCTGCTTCTCGTTATTATGGACTGGGTGCTTTTGCTAAAAAAATAGGAGGTAATCCTTCTACTGCTGATACTCAACTTCGGTATATTACTACCGAACCACAATGGAAGAGTATTGAAAACAGAATGAGAGTTTCTGGAAAATCTATTGATAGGTATATGAATTATGCCTACGAATGGATTGGATGGGGACATTCGGGTTCTAGAACTTATTATGCCCACGACTACGCTAAAAGGTTAGTTCCTGTGGAAGTCGAAACTGATGTCTAAATAACTTTACCTGACTTGCTGACACTTTTCAGGTGAGATTGGAGTGCTTCGGCACTCCTTTCTTGTATAAATACTAATGTCAGCAAGTTAGAGTAGTATGAAACACTTTTATGTGTATTATTCCTATGAGGAATATGGAAGAGGTTATATTGGAAAAAGAGAATGTGAGTCTCTCCCAGAGGAAGATGTAAATTATTTTGGAAGTTTCAAAGATAAAACTTTCAATCCAACTCAAAAAATAATATTAGAAACTTTTGAGAGTGTTGAAGAAGCACTTGAAGCGGAATGTGCTCTTCACAATTTCTATGAAGTAGATAAAAATCCACATTTTGTAAATAAAGCAAAACAATCTTCTTCAGGATTTTATTACAATAGAACAGGAGAAAAAAATCCTTCTATTGTTGGTGATAACAATCCAGCAAAAAGACAAGAAGTTCGTGAAATACTTTCCAATCAAAAGAAAGGAAAGAATAATCCTATGTATGGATTGAAAGGAAATAAAAATCCTTTTGCTGGTAAAAAACACACTGAAGAAACTAAACAAAAAATAGGTACATTATCAAAGGTTCGTAATAGTAAAAATAGGTGGTGGGTAAATCCAGAAGGAATTACCAAATTTCAACAAGAATGTCCTGGAATAGAATGGCGTAGGGGTAGAGTTTTCATAAATAACTAAAAAGTATTTGTAAAAATGGACGCACAAGAACTTCGCAATCTTCAAGAAGCATATATGGAAGTTGTTGAAAATCAGCAACTTGATGAAGCAAGGGAAGATGAAGATTTAACACCTCTCCAAAAAATTAGAAAAAGAAATAAAGCATATGCTCTTCCTGGAGAACCTGCAGGACAACAAACTTCAAATCGTAGAGCAGAAAGAACTTCTACTAGAGGAGTTAAAAAGGAAAGAGGTGCTAAAAGTGCTTTTGGAACTATGAGGCATGTTGGTGGTCCATATAATGAACAAGCAGACCTCTACGACATCATCCTCTCACACTTACTTGATGAAGGATATGCAGAAACTGTAGAATCTGCACAAGCAATTATGGTGAATATGAGTGAAGAGTGGAGAGAAGATATTATTGAGGCAAGACAAGAAGAAGGATTACCAGATAAACAAAAAAGAAGAATTCGTAGATCAAGATTACCCTACGATGGAGGTAAGGGAAAAAGAGCAGAGACAGTAAGACAAGAATGGCATAAAGATCAAAGAGGGAAAAGAGGAGAATCTCCACTTGCGTCTAATCCAAGATATGAAAATGAACCTGGACGTAGAATCAGAGGACAAGGATATGTTAGATATAGTGATGATGATAATTGATGAATATGAGTGAGGATTGGAGACAAAGTATTCTTGGGTGATTTTGCTAAGAAGTTTGGTGGTTCGCCATCATCTCTTCACACGCAACTTGGTTATCTTACAACTGAGGTTCAATGGCAACGAATTGTAGATAGAATGAAAGTTCCTGGTAAATCTATTGATCGCTATATGAACTATACATATAGTTGGATTTCTTGGGGACATCATGGTGCAAGGACTACTTATGCTTATGATTATGCTTCCCGACTAATTCCGGTAGAAGTTTGATACAATAGAATAATAAATAGTGGGAGTCATATGACTCCTTTTTTTATGCTTAATTTTAACTTTGGAAACAAGAGACCTGATAAAAAGCAAATCGTCCTTGTGAGCGTCGTATTAAGCGTCCTGGTGGCATCACTCTCTCAATGCACTGGAGCGTCCTCAGAGAGTCTCTGGGACCTCTTAGACGAGGTGCAGAGAAGATTCTTCCCACAGACCATAATTAACGATGTTCTCTTGAAGAATCCAGGAGTCGTTAAGCGAAGAGTGGAAAGAGATGTTGATAAAGCCATTCGTGAATATGAACGCTTGACAGGATATTCAAACGAACCTAAAATACCTTTGCCGAGGTTGATATTAATAGATCCAGATAATTCTGTATGTTACTCTGAGGATTGTAAAAAACTTGGAGGAGAAATGCGTCTATGTGCTCCTTGGGTAGAAGATTGTACTTAAAGTGTATAAATAACTATCCTTCTGTAAGGAAGCAAAAGCAGCTGGTTGACATTAGAGCACCAGTACCCTATAATACTCTCATGGGTCGCGGGGGTCCAAACTTCGCTTAAATCCCACCCCTCCCATGCCTCTCATAAAAGCACAAACAGGGAGGTTTATATTTTGGGCACGTAGCATAATGGATAATGCATCAGCCTTCTAAGCTGCCGATTGCTGGTTCGAGTCCAGCCGTGCCTGTTGGAGTTTATCTCCATTTAAAATCCATATAAATATAATTAAAATTTAAATTATATTATGGTCACTTGACAATCAAGCTTAAATAGTTTATGATTGTCTTATATTAAGGGGAGTTTACACGTAAACTCTTATTTTGCGGCTGTAGTTCAGTGGTAGAACGCTATCCTTCCAAGTTAGATGTCGTCGGTTCAAGTCCGATCAGCCGCTCTTGACTTTTTGAAAAAAAAGTCTTATAAATAAAACATACTTGTTAAACAAAACAATGATTCGCTCGTCACTTAAAACTGAATTTAATACTCCAGTTTGGGATAATATGCCCGCATATCTCTGCGGACATATTGCGGATCAGTCCCCTTTTGGTATTATGGAAGAATAATATATCTTTCAACCATAATACTAAAAGGGGAGGAAACCAAAAGTTCCTCCCCTTTTTTATTGTTTGTGACAGTTTTTCGAGTGTCCACCAATCTTCCCAAACGGTCTGAAAGGTGGTAAGTTAATCAGGTGGTCGAGAGAGACCACACCGAACCTTGACAACTTAAGAGAAATCACATTATACTTTACATTTTGGTAAAGTTAGAGTAGAATAAATACTACCAACTGCTCTAACATAACTAAAATGAAGTCTAAATGTCTAACCTGTGGCACGGAGTTTTCTTACAATCCTTCTCAAAGGATTGGTAAGTATTGTTCTAATAAGTGTCAACAAGAGTATCAAAAGAACCAAATTATTGAAGATTGGAAAAGTAATTTTACTACTGGAATGAGATCTGGATTCAGATTAAAAAAACCAGTTAGGGATTACATTTTAAATAAATCTGATAATAAATGTTCTCTTTGTGGTTGGAATGAAATCAACCCATCTACTGGTAAATCTCCACTGGAAATAGACCATATTGATGGAAATTGTGAAAACAATCACGAGAATAATTTGAGGGTTCTTTGTCCTAATTGCCATTCTTTAACTGAGAACTATAAAGCACTCAATAAAAGTAATGCAAACAGGAAAAGATTAGATTATTTTAGACTTATTTAATGGGACACTGACGCAATTGGTTAGCGTAACACCCTTTTAAGGTGGAAGTTCTGGGTTCGAGTCCCAGGTGTCCCATTATCAATAGGTTAAGTAGTGAGTAAGAGACGGTAAGGAAGAGAACTGCCTAGTACTGCCGTCCACCTAATTGGGAGAGTGGCTACTGTCGGCAATATGTGTAGTCCGTGTCTGTAAAACACGTACATAGGAACCATCGGGGGTTCGATTCCCTTCTCTCCCACTTGACAACATACATAGTGTTGTCTATAACGGGATGTAGCTCAGAGGAAGAGTACTGGTTTTGGGAACCAGGGGCCGAGATTTCGAAATTCTCCATCCCGACTTGAGAATGGTCCAAACATTCTCCATTGATGCGGTTCGACTATACCGCTTTAACAAAATGGTCGCCAAATGGGGTCTTAGCTCAATTGGTAGAGCAATTGCTTTGCAAGCAATAGGTTAGGGGTTCGAGTCCCCTATTCTCCACTTGCGGAATTAGTTCAGTGGTAGAACGCAACCTTGCCGAGGTTGATGTCATCGGTTCAAATCCGATATTCCGCTTGGATACTTCAGGTATCCTAATGAAAAGGAAATGGGTTTTCGATTCTCCCCCTGGTAAACCAAGGATGCTTGGTTGTGCTGGAAAGTAGTTTAAATTGGTGCAAAGGTAGGTTATCCTATCCAAAAACTTCTTTTTCATTAACTTGGCCTTGTAGCTTAGCGGTTGAAAGCACCTGCCTGTCACGCAGGGGATCGGGAGTTCGAACCTCCTCAGGGTCGTTGGTAGTCGCTATGCAGATAGCATAGAAAGACGCCAAACAAAAGGAAGGTCAAGCAGATTGGCGACTGCAGCAATCTTGAAAATTGTCGAGGTGTTAAAGCCCTTAGGCGTTCGACTCGCCTACCTTCCGCCATGGCGTAGTAGGCGAATTGGTTACAGCCATCACCCTTTCAAGGTGAAGTTTGCGGGTTCGAATCCCGTCTACGCTTCTTGCTTCTTTATGAAGCATCTTTATTCCCTTATAGCTCAATTGGCAGAGTAGGCGGCTGTTAACCGCTTGGTTCCTGGTTCGAATCCAGGTGGGGGAGTTGAAGGTATATCCTTCATATCTGGGGGTAGCTCAGTTTGGTAGAGCTGGGTGTTTGGAACGCTCAAGTCGCAGGTTCAAATCCTGCCCTTCAGACCACGGGAACATAGCTCCAATTGGTAGAGCACACGCCTGAAGAGCGTGGTGTTATCGGTTCAAATCCGATTGTTCCCACTTTGGAATCGTAGCTCAGTGGTAGAGCACTCGGCTGATAACCGAGCGGTCACAAGTTCAAATCTTGTCGGTTCCACTTTGGAAGATTGGCAGAGTGGTTAATGCAGCGGTTTGCTAAACCGTGAGGGTAAAACCTCCGTTGGTTCGATCCCAACATCTTCCGCCATAGAGAGTTGTCTGAGTGGTTTAAAGATCCTGCTTGGAAAGCAGGCGGTGGTGACATGTGTTGCCCCCCAGAGGTTCGAATCCTCTACTCTCTGTTCGGCAGTATAGCTGAGTGGTAAAGCACATCATTCATAACGATGCGATCGTGGGTTCGATTCCCACTACTGTCATGTGTGCGTAGCATAATTGGTTAATGCACCTGATTGTGAATCAGGTTTATGTCGGATCATAACCGATCGCACACTCCGCCCGATTAGCTCAGTGGTAGCAGCATCTGTCTTGTAAACAGAAGGTCGTCAGTTCGAATCTGACATTGGGCTCTCAACTATCTGAAAAATTCTAGATAGTTTAATGTTCCTGTGGTCCGAATGATTTAGGCGACGGTCTGCAAAACCGTAAATGCAGGTTTGAATCCTGTCAGGAACTCTTCCCTTTATGGGAATATAATCCAGAATCGGCTAATAGGCAGGCCACCACACTTTGAATGTGTTTATCTAGGTTCGAATCCTAGTTCTGGAATTGTCGCATTTGCGGCAACAATCTCGTTCGGACCCGGTTTCGATTACCGGATACTCCACTTTATGGGGTATAAAGGATTTCGACGGGCGAGAGGGTTCTGAGAATAAATCTCAATAACATCGTATCTTTCCGCAGAACTGCTGTTGCTGTTTGAGCAATAGTACTTTGAGCGAATTGGGAGATTTCTCCCTTTTTTGTCCGAGTAGCCCAACTGGCAGGAGGCACTATCTTGAGGGGGTAGACAGTGCGGGTTCGAATCCCGCCTCGGACATTGCCAGTTCAGAAACTGGCATATCACTCTTGACCTTTGGGTCAATCGATGATATTTTAAGAAAGTGATTATGGGAGTGTAGCCCAATTGGTAGCAGGCACATGATTTAGGATCATGACAGTGTGGGTTCGAGTCCCTCCACTCCTATATGCCCACGTAGCCCAACTGGCAGCAGGCAAGAGACTTAAAATCTCTAAAGTGTGGGTTCGAATCCCACCGTGGGTATTACAAACTTTGAGTTTGTATTTTTGCCGAAGTGATCCAACTGGTAGAGGTGGCCGCCTCAAAAGCGGCATGTTGTGGGTTCGAATCCCACCTTCGGTATTCCATCGGCAGATGGAAAGGTAGATTTAGATAATGCATTATCTAAGTATACCTGGAACTCTTATTATCGGTTCGATTCCCTAGCTCTGGCGAGGATAATAAAAGTTCCTTAATTTTCTTGGGTTGTTCTAATGGTAAGATGCGGGTCTCCAAAACCTTGCGATGGGAGTTCAAATCTCTCACCCTTGGCCAAATAATAATGTAATTTGAAATGGCAATTAGCACATAAAACTTGACACTTATTGATTTCAGATAAAATTTTGTTGATAGACCATCCATTGTTTATAGCAAGAGAAATTTCTAATTCTTTTTCTTTTGGATCTATATGATGAAATTGAATAGTTGCAGGGTGATTTTCACTACATATTTCACATTTTAAATTAGTTTTGTAATTACTAAACCATTCTTTTATTTCCTTTTTTCTTTGTTTTATTTTACTACAACTTTTTTCTTTATTATTGTGATACCATTTTCTTCTTGATTCTCTTCTTCTTTCTTGATTTTTTGGATCAGATAACCAGTCTTTAGATGGCATTTTGTTCTCCTATTAATAAAGTCTCCTAAATTATTTATAAGTTTTGGATACTATAATCATGCCCTCTTAGCTCAGTGGACTAGAGCACTTGGCTACGAACCAGGTTGTCGCAGGTTCAAATCCTGCAGAGGGCGCCACTTAAATCTAAATATTACGAGGTGCAACAAAAGCAATGGAATCCGTAGAACCACATAGCACAATATTGGTTCTAAACAGTTCTTATGAACCATTACATTTTACTAACTGGAAAAGAGCAGTCGTTCTTCTATTCAAGGAGAAAGCAAGGCTGATTACTAAGCGTGTAATTCGCTTGGTAGAATATGTTAGAATTCCTTTTAATTGTGGTAAAGAATCTTTTCCAACAAGATCTTTAATTTACAAAAGGGATGATCATGAATGTCAATACTGCGGATCCAAGAAAGATCTAACTATTGACCATGTGATTCCTCGTTCAAAAGGTGGACAGGACACATGGGAAAACCTTGTTGCTTGTTGCATCAAATGTAATTTAAAAAAAGGAAATCAATTACTTTCTGAAACAAATATGAAATTGAAGAAATTACCAAAAGCACCTTTCAATCGGGTTTATTTGGATCTTCAAAAGAGTAGAGTTGATGAATGGCAAGAGTATGTAATTGGTTAAGGGCGGTTTTAGGACTGTCACAGGGGGGTTGACACGAGATCAGCACTCTGGTATTCTTAAGGGGTGGTTGAGAGATCGCCCCAAAATATAATGCCCGATGACCCAGCTAGTGACGGGACCTGCCTTACAAGCAGGCATCGACGGGAGCATAACCTGTATCGGGCATCACCTTCGGGTGTAAAGATGAGGCAGCAATCTTATACGCACTAAACGTTTAATTTAGCCAGCCAAAAACTCATCTTGTCTAAAGTTGATTCAGCAGAACAATGTCTCCAACATCTTCTGTGAAATCGACAATTCACAATCAACTTGGAAAAACATCATGACTTTCATTACTGCTCTCGAAACTCAAATGAACAACACCGTGACTGCTAACGGTGCAAAATCTTATAAGTCCACGCTGAACAAGTGTCTGGATTTGTTCGGTAAAATCGCTGCTTGTCGTAAGGATGTAAATCAAGCACAGAAACTATTTGCCCATGCCTATGCCGAAAACCCTGAGACTACTACTCGCATTCTCTTCTGGGCACGGGATATTCGTGGTGGTCAAGGAGAGCGTGAAGTTTTCCGTAATCTCTTCAAGTATCTTGTTACTGAGAACTCTGAAATTGGCCAAAAACTGGTTTCTCTGGTTCCTGAATATGGGCGCTGGGATGACCTTCTGGTTCTGGAAAATACTTCTGCATGGGAAACTGTGCTGAATACAATTCAGAATCAACTGAATCGTGACCGTGTTTCTTATAAGGCAGGTGAACCTGTTTCCCTGCTTGCAAAGTGGTTGCCTTCTATCAACGCTTCCAGTAAGGATACCAAGCGTCTGGGTCGTAAGATCGCTGCACATCTTGGTCTGACTGAGCGTGAGTATCGTAAGATTCTGAGCAATCTGCGTACTCATATTAATGTTGTCGAAAAGGCGATGTGTTCTAAGGAATGGTCTGCAATTGATTATTCCAAGCTTCCTTCTCGTGCTGCTTTCATGTACCGTAAGGCATTTGCAAAGCAAGACAGCACTCGTTACCAATCGTATCTGAATGCTGTGGCGAAGGGCGAAGCAAAGATCAATGCATCTACTCTGTATCCTTATGATATTGTTGAACAGTATCTTTATAAAGGTGCCCAAAACGACAAAACTATTGATCTGCAGTGGGAAGCACTTCCTAACTATATGGAAGGTAAAGAGTTCAACGGACTCGTTGTTGCAGACGTTTCTGGTTCCATGTCCCAGTATGGTGGTCGTCCTATGTCAGTTTCTATCTCTCTTGCAATGTATATTGCAGAGCGTAATACTGCTCAATTGTGGAAGAATAAGTTCCTGACTTTCTCTGAACGTCCTGAACTACAATCCATCGTTGGTTCTACCATCGGATCTCGGATTCAAAATTTGTCCCGTGCAGCATGGCAGATGAATACTGACCTTATGGCAGTGTTCAAGACTGTTCTGGATGCTGGTATGGAGCATAACGTTCCTGCAAGCGATATGCCAAGCAAGCTGATAATTGTATCTGACATGCAGTTTGACCAGTGCTGCCGCTCCAACAAGCGAACTAACTTTGAGCAAATTCAGAAACTCTACCGCAAGGCAGGTTATGAAATGCCTCAATTGGTTTTCTGGAACGTGAACTCTTATGCTGACGTTCCAATTCAGGCTCATAATACTGGCACTTGTCTGGTGTCTGGTTGCAGTCCTTCAATTCTGAAGTCTGTATTGACTGATAGTGTTCTCACTCCAGTTGACACCATGAACGATGCAGTGTATGATGAGCGTTATGCTCCAATTGGTGAGGTCTTCGCCTGATCAATTCGGCAGAGGGGGGTTGACAAACTCTTCTCCCCCTGCTAAGATAAAAAGACAAAGATGATTCAGCAATTCTCTGCTGGTTATGCAAACAAACATCATCTAGTTTTGCCGAGATAGTTTAATTGGATAAAACGCTATAAAATCGGTTATCTAGCAATAGATACGGACAGCAATTCTATTATTCCATGTTAAGGAAGTGTTCTGGGTTCGAGTCCCAGTCTCGGCGTCAGATGGTTATCCATCTGTCAATTTACCAGAATAGTGTAACGGTAGCACGCTTAAACAATCGGTTATCTAGTTTTAGATACGGACAGCAATACTATTAATCCAACATACAAGGAGGAAGTCTAGGTTCAATTCCTGGTTCTGGTATCAGATAGTTCTCTGTCTGTTTTATGGGAAATCTCTCTGGGGGACCGGAGGTTATCTAGTTTCAGATAAATACTGCACGACACTTAATAAGTTCGACTCTTATATTTCCCACATGCCGAAGTAGTGTAATGGTAGCATTTAACAATCGGTTATCTTGTTTAAGATACGGACAGCAATTTCTATTATATTTCTCTGGTTAAGAAAAGGTTCGGGTTCGATTCCCGACTTCGGCTTTAGGTAATTCAGCAATTAACTTCTTGCATTTTAGAGAAAAACAAAAATTACCTAGATAAATAAATCTAAGATAAGTCAGCAAAATCCTCTTGGATAATTTGTCAGAATCTGGCAATAAATGGTTCGATTCCATTAACTATCTTATCTTGTACATAGCGGAGAAGTGTAACGGTTGCACAGAAGTCTCATAAGCTTCAGGTAGGTGGTTCAATTCCACCCTCTCGCCATTAACACTGTTGGTAGTCTAGTGGTCAGGACACCCCGACAAGGGAGTTAGAGAAGTAGGGGTTCGATTCCCCCCCAACAGTAAACTTATTTTTTACATATGCAAGTTGAAGTTAATTCTATTAATATCGCAAGGTTTTTAAGTGAATTAGAAGGATGTTATATCTTTACCAAATATATGGGGTTTGAAGATGATATGAATATGATTGACGAAATGAAGAAAAGATATTATAAACTTTACTTCAAACTTTATAAAGAAGAGAAATTTTATTCGGAATAACTTATAAAGTGTGTGAAAGAATAATTAATTTATCATAGCTAACTTTGATTCTGATACTTCGAGTTTTATATTACATTAGATCTATATTAATAATAGCAATTTAACTTCTTTGAGTTTTTGTGTTATAAATATATAAAAAAATGAAAACGTTTAGCGAGTTTCAAAAGCACTTTGGAGCAAAAAAACATTATATCACAGATCCAGTGACCCATAGGCAAATACGAGTCCCAAAAGGACATTCTGTTCCAGTAAGTCGCTCTAGCTCTAAAGGAAGTGGTGGAGATGGGTCTGGCAATGGTGGAAGTGGCAGTAACGGAGATTAAAATTTTTATATATTAATCATGGAAAATTTAAGAATTAGATGTAAGTCTTGCAATAGGGAAATAGAAGGACATTCAAGTAAAACTGTGACTTGTGGTTGTCCTAATATGGCAACAATAAGAGATAATAATAAAATTACTTCTTTAGATTTATCTCAAATAGTAATGTTAAATAATATTAATTATAAGTCAAGTAATACCGTTTTACGAAACGAAGATCTCATGTGGCAAGAAGAAAGAAGAAAAAGAAAAGTCAGGAAATTGGATTTTGAAGTTCGATGACATTTTATAAATATTTAAAAAACTCATGAAATTTAAAGAATTTCTCACGGAATCAAAAAAAGTTCAAGTGAAAGATTTCATGAATTTTGTCAGAGATGAGCTTGGACTTTCAGATTTACCAAAAGTTGTTATTATAGATGATCCACAATTTTCTATAGATAATAAGACTTTTGGTTGTTTTAATTTGGGAACAGATGAAATTAAAATTCAAACAGCACAAAGACATCCATTAGATGTTTATAGAACTCTTGCACATGAATTGGTACATTATCATCAGAAACAAAGTGGAAAGGAAATGAGTGGAGAGACAGGAAGTGAATGTGAAAATGAAGCAAATTCCAAAGCAGGGGAAATATTAAGAAAATATACAAAGGGCATTTCAAATCATGGATATTAAGATATCCTGACAATACATTGACACTAAAATATTTTCAATTATAATTAGTGATATTACGGCATAACTCTCATGGATCAACGCACCTATGATAACTGGGTGAAGATCAAGGAAACCTTTGAGACTTCTGGTAATATGGATAATATGTTCTATAAAAGAGCAGTTGAAATTGTTAAAACAAAAAGAGATCCTCTTGCAAAGTTTCTTGGAGATGAAAAGTGATGGAATCTTTTGATGATGGTTATGTGAGTCGTTCTGAAGTACAGGAGATGATTGATGCAGCAATACGACGACACAACCGTAATGCTTCTATCATTAGTATGTGCGTCGGTTGGGTGGTTCTTGCTTTATTTGCTGAAGGACTATTAAGATTGATTGGAGTTATTCCGCCATTACTTCCTTTTCTTAAAATTACGCTAAATTAAAGAAGATGATTAAGACCATATATAATGCACTGACAATTTTTGGGTTGATTGGAATTTTCCTTATTTGGGCCTTGACACACGCTTATCCATCATGATAAAATTAGTAGAGTTGATTCTGACAAATCAGGTATCACTATTCATTATTGGTTGCCTCTTGACAATCGCTCCAGCAATCGGTATACTGATGGTACATTTACCAAGTAAGGAGAAGTAGTTTAAAATGAATCAAGAATTAAACGAACTTCAAACATTTACAGTCGAACAATTTCAAGAAGACTTTGACAATCTTATGAATAGAGTAGAAGGTGGAGAATCGTTTATTATAACGAGTGAGCACGGAAACGCAGTCATTGTACCATACAACGAAGTGGTTCAAGTATTTCAAAAATCTGGGGTGAGTGACGAACTCATACGAATACACACCGACCACGAAGAAGGTTCTTGACAAAGGGGTACAGGTCCTCTATAATAGACCTGTTATCATGGGAGCGTAGCTCAATTGGTTAGAGCACAGACCTTATAAGTCTGGGGTTGTGGGATCATGCCCCACCGTTCCCATTACTAATTTGAAAAAAATGGATCAGAATATAAATGCCACTGCATATACTTAAGTTTCTTTTATGCGTGGACCAAGGCTTCGATAAGAAAATCTAATAGCTTATCCCCTTGACATCTCTACAACCTTCTCTTATAATAAGAACGAATCAAATTCAAACAATGTCTGATCAAACTTTCAATTCAAAATTTCGCAAATCAATTTATACTCTAACTCGTGCAGCAAATCGAGAGATTGATCTCGAATATGATCAACCAAAACTATTCAAAAAAGTTAAAAAATTCTACGAAGAGCAAGGAGTAGAATTTTACAATGAGCCTGAAGCTGACTATGAACTTATTTTGAGTCTATTATGTGAAGAACTACAAGTAGATGTACCAGCATAGTAAATAGTCTCGGAATGACTTAAAACTTGCCCTGGTCGGAACGATTCCCCTTATGTCAAAAATAAGTATCTTAAGATACATTGGAAACTTCTTCCTTATGATAGGGTATCAAACCATGTTATGGGGAGATTTTAAATATGGTTTATTAATAAAAGTTATTGGGGGATTACTCACAGTACCTTTTGCTATTAAACTTAAACTTTGGGATGTATTATTCTTATGTGCATTCTTTGGGTTTAGTGAGTTATCAAAACTTACACAACTTTTCCTAGTTAAGTAAAACTAGGTGGTGGAGTCAAATGACCCATTTTGTCCTCGTCGGATTGGACATTAAATATGCCGACTGGTGCGGATGTGGAGGTTACTCCCGCCTGGTTTCCAATTTCCAGCCAAAGAATTGGTGGCGTGCATGGTAAATCTAATGGAGGAGTTGCATAAACTCCTCTTTTTTAGTATAATACATAAATCAGAAATAATTATGATATGAATTTACATTTAACATATTTTGGAGATAATAATTTTTTTATAGGGAAGAATAGAATCAAAAGACAAGCAGAAAATTTTGGCATCTTCAAATCTATACTTGAATATGGTGAAAGCGATTTAGAGAATAATTTATTTTGGGAAAGACATGCAAAATCTATGATGATTGCTCGTCTAGGAATGCCTCAAAAATATTATGGATATTATGCGTGTAAATCTTATTTCGTTTTACAAGCACTTGAAAGTATTCCTGAGGATGATGTTTTGCTTTATGTTGATTCTGGCTGCGAATTGAATAGAAATGGAATCAATAAACTCAATCAATATTATGAAGAATGTATTGACACGGAGGGTGTATTCTTTGCATTAGATTTGCCAGAAATTCAGTGGACAAAAATGGATACATACCGACGTATCATGGGAGATGATGATGGTCATTTTATGACTAGACAAATTATTTCTGGTATTTTCTTTTTAAAGAATACAAAAATGATTAGAAATTTAATTGAAGAATGGATGGATATTTGCGTTGAAAATAATGGAAAATTTTTAGACGATAGCCCATCAAATTTAAGTAATGATAAAATTTTCAAAGAAAATAGACATGATCAATCTATCCTTTCTCTTTTATTGAAAAAAAAATCTGAAGAACATGATTTCACTTTTCATGAGGATGACACTTACGAAACAATTTGGAATCCCACTGGATTGTCTGGAGTACCAGTGGGTCCAGAACAAGCAAAAATTTGGAATACTTATGGTAAAGAATATCCAATTTGGGCAACAAGAAATGGTCAAATAGAATTTACTAATTGTCAAGTATAAAAACTATGAATAAAAAAATTGCATTAATATCTGGAGTTTCTGGTCAAGATGGATCATATCTTGCTGAACTTTTGTTAGAAAAGGGCTATGAAGTACATGGTATAATTAGACGAGCATCTCTTATTAATACTGCTCGAATTGATCATATCTATGATTCCATCAATCTTCACTATGGAGATTTAACTGATTCCACTAATCTTATTAGTATTATTCAACAAGTTCAGCCTGATGAGATTTATAATCTGGGTGCACAAAGTCATGTAAAGGTGTCATTTGAGACTCCAGAATATACTGGACAGGTGGATGCATTAGGAACTCTCCGTATTCTTGAGGCAGTTCGTCTTTTAGGTATGGAAAATAAAACTAGAATCTACCAGGCATCTACTTCTGAGATGTTTGGTAAGGTTCAAGAAATCCCACAAAAGGAAACAACACCTTTCTATCCTCGTTCACCTTATGGAGTTGCAAAAGTTTATGGATACTGGATCGTCAAAAACTACAGAGAGTCTTATGGACTACACGCAAGTTCTGGAATTCTTTTCAATCACGAATCCCCTAGAAGAGGAGAAACTTTTGTCACAAGAAAAATCACTAGAGGATTATCATCTATTTCAACTGGGCAACAAGATATACTATATCTCGGCAACC